TTCTAACATATAAGTTAACAGTAGTATTAGTAGTTACAATTCCTGCAGTGTAATTTATATTAGTTGTAAAAGAGTCTGAATTTACTACTATTGTACTTGAGCTAGGTACTACTAAAGCATTATCTGTTGTTAAATAAAGTGTAGTACCATTTACATTATTTGCGCTAACAGTTACAGCAAATGTATTTGATTCATTCCAACTATCTGCAGCTGCTATTGAATAACCTGCTGTTTTACTTGTATCATTAACAATAATATCTGCACTTGTTGCAACTACTATGCTATCTATTAATGCATTAATTCTAAAAGCTTCAGGTCCTTCAGTTGTTAAATCTGCTACTGCTGAATATTGTACATTTATAGATGTTGCTGCATTACCGCTAACTGTCCAGCTATTTGTATTTAAAGTACCATCACTAGAACCAGATATACTTGTACCAGCACTTGGAGCTATTACCTCAAAATATACTACTTTACCATTAGCATTTGTAGCATTAAAAGTTGTATATCCTGTTGAACCTTCATTAACATTTCCGGGGGTTGACCAACTATACGAAGGAGTTAAACTAGTGTCGGCAACTGTTATATTTATAAACTGCGACATTCCATCTAAGCTCAGTTTAAATACTTCTGTGCCTTCTGTTAAATAGTCATTTGCAAATGTAAAATTAGCTGTTGCTAAATTATTTAGAATAATAAAGCTACCTGTAACTCCTCCAACACTCAAATCTGCAGCAGCTACTCCTGTAACAGTGTATGCAAAAGGTGTGTTATTTGCTACATTTTGAGTTGTAAGAGTTACTGTAACACTAGTACCTTCACTAGTACTAATACTAGTAGAAGTTAACTGATAGCTTGGATTGGTACCAGTTCCAGTTCCTGTACCTGGTGCAGCATATAAGTCTGCATTTGCAACAATTATGCCTAATCCTTGTCTGTTACCGCTATTGTATATTGTTTGAGTATAGGGCCAAGGTATATCAGCTTCGTCTGAATAATAAACTTGTACATCTTTTACTTGTACAATATTGCCTTGTCGCCTAAACATAGCCTCGTATACAAATTCTAAATGTCCTGTTTGTACTTGTCCTGACATCTTCTTAAAAATTCTTAAAGAAGTATAGTTGGGCAGCATAAAAATAGGATTAGTAGGTATATCTAATGTAATAGATGTAGCTAAACCTTGAGGACCTGTTGGATCATCAAAAAAGGTAAAACTATCACTTATACTATACGGAGCTAATTGTACATTATTACTATCAAACGTTTTAGTGCCAGCAGCATTAAATAATCTTAATCCATAAGTTTCTGTAGTAGCAGGTAAACTACTAATAGCAAACAAATATCCTGTAGGCAATGTATAAGTTAAATTTCCGCCCATAGAGTTTGCATAAACCCATAGCGTTAAATAACCTCCCATACTTGTAGTAGAAGTTTCAAAATTATACCAAACATCTGCAGTAGTACTAGGTAAAGTCCACATAACTATAAAGTTACCTGAAGCTGTTACAGTTGAGGTTCTATATTCACGTTTTACATACCCGCTATGAAAGTAAGTACTTCCTGCTTCTTCTGAGTAAACAGTAGGACTAAACTCAAGTTTTTGTGCAAAAGCAGGGGAAAAGTATTCACTATCTATTAATAGCTCAGAGTCATCATTTATTATTCTAAGGCCGTAACTTGCCATAATTGCCTTTATTTAACAAAAATATATAATACAGTGGAATCATAATAAAACTGTGGAATACCTGCAGCTATAGGTTGATTTTCTATAAAAGTTATTGTAGGTATGCCAGACGGATAACTTACTGACCAGCTATGTGCTCCCGGTATTAACTGCATAGGTCTAATAGTTCTACCTGTATATTTTGGAAAAGGTACTGCGGGCTTAGTGCCTGCAGTACCTGTTTTTGCGTATTCATACTTTTCGCCAAAAACCCCACTTTTGGTGGAGTTTTGTAACACAACAGTAGTACCGTCGTTTTTAAAAGTTTTTAATCCATAAGTTGCCATTAAATACTTCCTAGTTTAACTCGTAGTACGCCAGCATTATAAATGTATATACCATCAGTTTTAATTAAAACACCATCTGTACCATTACCAGTAACAGTAATAGTATCTGTTACTGTTAATGCTCCTGTATTTACAGAAAGCGCAGCTAAGTTACCAACTTTTAAATTACTTAAATAAGGTATACCTATCCAATTTGTTTTACCAGTAACAGGATTATATAAACCATCAACTTGATATAAAAATTGGCCTGCTGTTAAAGGTGTAGCAGGCGCATTAGTAAGCCAAGTTACACCAGGAAACCAAGTACCTGTAGTAGGAACTACATCTCCAGTTTCTTCTTTGTTAGCAGGTGTACCTGCAGGACTTGTTGTTGTAACTGCATAAGCTACACGAGCACTTGCACCTGCGGGACCTGGGGTAGTTGACGTAGGTCCTGTAGGGCCATTTGCCCCATAATAACTAATAGGCACAAGGGCTGCAGTTGTCCAATTTATTATACTCTGAGCAGTTGCGGCAGACTCTATTAATGTAACCCTAGCTGCCCATAACGTTAGTCCATAGTTAGAAGCAGAAGGTAGTGGAGGATCTTTTGTCCAGGTTGCATCTCCAGTGTAAGCCCAAGTTCCGTTAGACCAAAGATATGTAGATGTGCCTGTAGGACTGCCTACACCAGCTTGATTTAATCCAGCTTTGTATAGATTAACTGTTACTGCGTTAACACCATTAACACCACTAGTTCCGGTCATTCCAAGAGCACCATTACCACCAACAGAGCCAATCATAACTCCAGTAGTCCAGTCTATTGGAGTAGTAAGTGCAGTAGCCACATCTGTTACCGTTTTTGTAGCCGTCCATAGCTTAAGTGAAGATGTGCCTGGATTAGTTGGTACGGTATCATACCAACCATCTGTTGCTGTACCAGTATATCCACTATTAGTTCCCGAAGACCAAGTATACGTACTTGAACCTGTAGGGTTAGGAGTTTGTACTGAAGCCCATTTATAAATCGTAGCTATAGCGTATTTATTAGGACTACCACCAGTCGGTCCGGTTGCTCCAACTTTTGATTTAGTAAATGTTTGTGTTTGTGTAAGGGTAAAAGATACGCCCGAAGAACTTTTACCGGTTATAGTATACGTAATTAAAGAAGTATCTGTACCTGCTGATACTCCACTATGTTGACCAATAGTAGCATAAGTTCCGCTATCAGTAATACTACCAACAGTAATATTACTAGGGGTACCACTACTAAAAGTCCAGGTACCGTTACTTGTACCTGCTCCATCATAAGCTAACTCTGTGGCACCTTCATACACACGTAATTCTGTACCACTATTAACATAAGAAGTAACAGCACCTGTAGTATCTGCTGGAAATACGTGGCTACTTTTACTAATAACTGCACTTATTCCTCCGCTACCATTTGGTCCTGTTGCTCCTGTTGCTCCGGCTGGAATAATTGCCATAACAATTGTTTTTGTTATAGGCGTAGCTAAGCCTGTACCTGCTACGCTTAAAGTAACTGTTACAGACGTTGAACTTAAAGTAGGTGTTACTGTTGTAGAGCTATCACTAGTAGAAGATAGTGTTCCGCCAGTAATTGTCCAAGAATATCCAGGACTAGTAATTCCATTAATTACAGCTGTTAATGTTGCAGTAGTTGGAGTAACTGCTGTACCTGCAGTATTTTTTACAAAAGCACTATATCCAGAAATATCTACTGTTTGAGCTGATGCTGCCACAGGTGTAGCAGTTAATTCACTGGATATTGTAAATGCTGTCGCACTAACATCATCAATAGTACTAATAAAAGCATATTTTACATAATAAGGTGTACCTGCTGCCAAAGAAGTGAATGTAGTACCATCTGTAGTTATTTTTGATATAACTACAGATAAACTTAGACCATCAAATACTTTATTAGAATTAGAAGGAGTAAAACCAGACGTAGTTGAACACCAAACTTGTACTTTTTCTAAATCGTCGCGCGCATCTGTAGTGCGCACGCGATCATAGGGAGTGTCTAGTTTTAATATTAATGAACCTACACCTGCAGATAATGTTGCTGCCATACTACTCCTTTAAACAATATTTCTAACAAGTATAGAAGTATATGAACTTGTTTCACTATAATTATTAGTTTTATCTAATACTCTGCAAGCTATTCGATAATTAACGCCAGCTTCGGATATTCTAGGTAGGGGTACTGATAATAAGTCTAACCTACCTTGACCTTGACTTTGCATTTCTGGAATTACAGGTGTTGTATCCCATAAGTCAGTAGTTCCAGTATCTCTATACAGTCTATAAGCATAAGCTTTAAAATCTGTAGGTTGTGATACTATTGTAGGATCAATTACAATATATGTATTTTCTAAATCTACTACTAATTCTGGAGGTACACTAAAGTTCCTATTTTTACCATCATTGGTAAAAGCAAAATCAGCAGACCAAGGTCCAGCAATTTTACTATCCTCACTTAAGTATCTAGCACGTATTTTATACCTTAGTCCAGCAATTAATCCTTCGAAACTAATACTACTATTTTCTTTTCTTATAATATAAGTTTCACCAGGGTTATTGGGAAACATAGCGATGCTTCCTTCAATAATATCAAATTGTACACGAGCTGCTATAGCTTCCAGACCAGCAGGGTTTGTAAATGATACAATAGCCATATTTTGAATATTACCACTAGATTTTATGTCACTAACGGTACTATCGCTAATCACGCTATTTATAATTGGCGTTGTAACAATACTATTCTTTATTAATGGTATATTTGTATTAGTATTATTAATATTTGGATTGTAAACTAATAAACCACTGAGATCTTCAGTATAAATACTAGGTGAGTAATCGACTACAGTTAATCTGGCACTATAATTACTACTTGGTTCTATTGACACAACAATACATTCTTGAGTCGTAACACTAGATAATCCTATCATATATAAGTTATCTGAAGTAACACCTTCACCTGACGTTATAGTTGGTACTGTAATGGAACTTGTATAGCCAGTAGTTCCTGAATATGTAAACGTTCTGCTTACACTACCACTCCCAGTAGTACTTGTTAATCCATTTGTTCTAATTAATATAGTATAACTTAAACCATTAGTTAAATATACTGGTTCTCTTAAAGTCAATATAGTTCCAGTAATTACGTCACCAATTCCTGAACCTAGACGTCCATCACCAATTCCCCACTGTGGAATATCATGAGAAATTTTTACCTTATCTCCGCGAGTACATACTAAATGTTCAAAGTCTACATTAATTATATAAGTTTCTGGTCTTAGTTTAATTTGTGCAAAATGCCATCTAGCTAAACGAATGGCTTGATCTGGATCAGTAACTCCTGGCAAGTTTAATTGCTCAAATAATTCTGCTGCTTTTTTGCCGCCAGTAGCAGTAGCTGCATATCCGTAGTTATATACTATAACTTCTCGTGTTTGATATGCTTGAGTTTCGTCAGCTATATTAATTCTAAAAGCGTGTGGAAGTATAGGTAAACTTTTAGTAGATTCAAAACCCCAACTATTATGTGGAGTAAAATGTTGTACTGTATGTGTACGTTCTACATCTACTATAACGCCCCATTTACCGTCAATATATGAAGGACTTGCTTTACCTGCTGCACATATATCACGTAAAGTATCCATAACACTTTGAGTACTATTTAATACACCATTATAACAATACTTAGGATCGTATATCGCAGTTCCAGTTCCAATTTTACCACCAGTAATTTGAACCTCAAACCCATCACCTACGGCATAAACAATGTCACTTGTACCAGCTAATAAGTTCCAATCCGCTTGAGAAGTTGTGCCAAGTAATTTTATAGTATAGTATTTACCTTTTTCTAAGGCAGTACTAGCTACTGTTTGTGGCACTGGATTACAAAAATTATGCCAAGCAGTTAAACTAGTTAAATCTAGTTGTGCTGGTGTAACTCGGAAAGCATTTGCTGGATGCATTAATACATAAGCAAATAAACTAGCTGGATTATTTGTTGCACGTAGATTTTGCCAACTACTCGTAGTTCTGTCATAGTCCCAAGTAATTGTTTGTACTACAGCATTAATACCATCGATTTGACCATTTACTTTATTACTACTTTGAACTCTAATAGCGGTTTTTGCCAAGTAGCATCCTGGTGGATTATACATTGGTTTAGAAAGTTTATCGTATCCAGTAACATTAGCTAGTATAGCTCTATGATATTTTTTCTGGTCTGCTTCGTCTTCAGTTTCGTCGCTGTTAGTTCTACGAACTCGGATTTGATACTTAGCACGAGGTAAATTTTCTAACGAGTGTACCCAGTTAAAAGCATCTTTACGTTTTTCAAACCAAGCACCTGTACCAAATGTTAAAATAGTATTTGGGCTTGCAGCCAAATTTAATCCATTATTAGCTTGATAAGTAATTGCGGCGCCAATACCTTGGTCACTAGCTTGATTATCAATACCAGTTATAGTAATATTATGTAAACCTGCGGTAAGTTTAATAATACCTTTTATGCTATTAATCGTATTATTAGTACCAGACTTAGGAATTTGTACTGCCCGCACTCCATCAATTAAAATTTCGCCTTGATCATCTGCAGCCGCTTCAACTATATAATATCCTGTATAAGGAAAGTTAACGTTTTCTACAACTTTTGTCCATGTTCCGCCATAGCCACTATCAGCAGGTGTAGTATAGCCACTAGTACCCCAGACCCCATAATATTTTAAAAAGTCACTCCACTTACCACCATTAGTCTTTCTGGTAACACTACTATCAGAAATTAGATTATTTCTAGTATCCCATATAGGTTGTGTAGTTGAAGTTGAATCTACACCACTACTTTGTGAATAAACTCTACCACTAGCTATACTAATAGTTTTAATTCTATTGGTACTCCACTCATTCCCATTTGTAATTATACTTGTAGTAGTATCTGTTAAGCCTAATCCAATAACTCCGCTATATGTACTTACATGATTTGTTAGTATTGTATAATTAGCACTTGAGCTATCTTGGTAAACTGTGTATAGCGGTAAATATCCAGGAGGAATATCTGGCATATATTTTTGTGTAGCACTAGTGCCTAATAACCCATTATATGAAGCATTAGCATACTTTGTTTGTAACCATGCACTTGGATTAGCATTAAATTTATCTGTAACTGCTCCATCAAGTCTTACTATTCCACCACTAGGGCTTATACAAAAAATTGTATAACGGTACAGTATACTACCATCAGAATCTGGATCGCTTGGTTCAACTAGTTGAAATGTTGCAGCAGGATTTACTAAATCTCCTACTTTTCCAACTGTATAAATGCCTAGCGCGGAACTTGTATCATCATCTGACCATGTAGTTGTGCTATAAGGTCGCATCTGTATTTCAATACTGCAAGTAGTTGCACTTATGTCGCCACTTTTAGTATTTATTTTTCGCATACCTTCTGGAAAAGATAGTACAATATCTACAGCATCAGAAACTTTATTTAAATTAACTGTTTGCCATCTTGCTGTATTAGGAGTACCACCAATTCGAATTGTGGTTACACCAGTAATACTACCAGCAATAAAAACATCTGCTGTTCCTGCAATTGCTTTGGAATATGATCCAGTAATTTGAACCGTACTAGAACTAGTAACATTTGCTAATACATAGTATACGTTATTAGCAATAGGTGTACCACCTATTCCTGTACTACTAGTAAATTTGATACTAGTACCTTTAGTAATTGTTGCTGCGGTACCAAGAGTTAATGTACCGTTGCTTAAAATGTTAGTTGCAGTATTTTGAGTACCGCCAGTTATATTAGTAGCATTATTTGTTAATTCTAAGTTTACTGATTGTTGCTCAACATCACGACCGTATAAATTATCAAATTGCTGAACTTCGCCTCCTGTGGCATAATCAGCAGCAAATCCTTTTAAGGTTACCGGTCTTGGTACAGACGTAGGTTCTCCATAGTAGTAATCTAGTAATGGTTTTGAGCCAACACATATTGTGCTATCGTCCACTTGTAGCGGGCCAAATCCCCATACAATAGCAGTATTTAAAATATTTGTTTCGGTTAGTGACTCTACATAAGGAACAGACCCTAACATACCTGTAAAACGAATTTTACCTAAAACAACAGGAATTGCTCCATATTGATTTGCTTGGTTAGCTGCACCTGTTAATAGATTAAGCGCATTTGCACTACCTGGATCATTTGTTTTTGGTGGACGAATAGGTGCAATAACGTTAGCAAGAACCATACCAGCCATTTGAATAGCTACAGTTCCGACTGCTTTTGCATATGTAGCACTAGCACCAAGCTTCTCTCCAATTGTTGTGGCAAGTTCTGGCTGACTTACTGCTATTACAACTGCTGCTAATGTTATTAATAATCTTGTTGTTGAATTACCTGTAGCAACACTTCTATAAGCTATTTGTTGTCCGTTTTTTACAACAGTAGTATCCCACTGTGCTTTAGGCACAATTGTACCATCTAGCATTACTACTATTTTACTTACTAATTCCGTACTTATTGTATATTTTTGTTTTACAAAATCAACAAAATCACTAACCGTAGTACCTTCGGCAGTCCAGTCTCGATATACACTAAGTTTTAGTGGATGTGGTACTCCAATAGCTTCTACATAGGATTGTGGTGCATACCTATAAAACGCTAAAAAACGATTTTTCCACTTGATGTTATCTAGCGATTCGAATACTGAATCGCTACCACGACGACAGTGCAAAAATTTATTATCGCCAAGGTATACGCCCACGTGCATAGGCTCACCAAGAATATTAAAAAGACACAAGTCTCCTGTATTTGGTGTGGCCGTTTCTTCCCAGTTATTTTTATAAAGATCAATAGCTTTTACAATATGTGGATCTGTACCACCAATATAATCTTGACTATAACTAGGTAAATCTATATCAAACTCACCTTTGTAAAATAAACGTGCTAACCCCCAGCAGTCTACTCCGCTTTCAGTTCTGCCATTGTCTATGTACTGTAGTCCAATATATTTATCATAATTCATTAGAATAGTCCCGGAAAATAATTGGGGGTAAAATTAAAGCTAGGAAATGGTTCTTTGTTATAACTAACCATACTTAAACTTAAATTAACGCTTTCTGCATTATAAGTTGCAGAAGTAATATAAAAATCTGAAAAACTTGCTTCAACACTGTCAATGTTACTAGTTATAACTAGTTCAATTAATACTTTAGTTCTTATTTTTAAGTGATCTCTGATAATAGTTACTATTTCAGGAGTTACAAAGTTTAGTGTAATTGAGCAATCTCCCAATCCGCTATCTTGTTCATTAGGCAAGTTTAGGGTCATCGGAATAAATATAAAATCTTTTGTACGACTAGTAACCCCATATATAACTTCTGAGTCAGTAGTTATAATGGAGTTATCTGTTGTAGTAGAAGTAATACGTTTTGTATAATTGTCTGATAATCTAATGGGCACAGTTGCCGCAGCTGGGTCTGAACTCCCATTAGGATCATATATTGTAAGCAGCATTATAAGTTGTTCATCTGTTTCAGACGAAAACATTGCTTTAATAGCTGCTGGTGATATTCTGCTTAATCGGCTCATTACGGTAATATCTCAAATTTTAACGAAGTATTCCAATAACCCGGGGCTAAATACTGTAGTTTAAAAAACTCTTCATTTTGTGGAACTATACGTGCTTCAACTGTACTTCCAGTTCGAGGATGTGGAAAGCTAAATCGCTTAACTCCTAGTAGTGTATCTTTAATAAATGTTTCTAGTGTTGCGGCCTGTGCGGTTGTTAGTATAAATGAAAGATCCATAGTATTAGGTGCTGTTCCTCTACGACGCATTTTAGCAGGACCAGAGTCCATGGATGAACGTATAACGTTTAATCCAACGGACTCTGAAAACCCTTTTTGTGGTACTTGTGGAAAACTGTTAGCAGTTGGCCAAGTTGGTATTGCCATAATTATCTCCTTGCTAATGCAGGTTTATTATTAAAACTGCTAGTTAGTGATTGTTGTACAGAGCTACCAGGACGCGCAAGTTCTCCAGCTACCATATCTCCAACTACTACTTCAATTCGACGATTTCCACGTGAATCAGTAGTTTCTTTAGTAGTGGCTTTTTCGTTTCCGTAATTGTTAACAACTACATCTACGTTGCCACCTTGATTACCAGAACGAACACCTAAGTTGCCGTTGTTGTCGCGCTTTAGGGGCATGATGGCTTCGGGTCCTGCTTCTCCCATTAAACCAGTACCTTGTGCAAATTTGAATAGTGTAGGTTGTGATACTACAGAATTTGTAAACATTCCGCCTTTAGCAAATGTTGTTAAACCAGCATCATACACGCCACCTTTAGCTTGAACTAAAAGGTTGTTTCCTACATTAAAACCATCAGGGCTTGCACCCATGCCGGTAGGTTTAGCAAAAAGACTACCTAACATACCGCCAAGACCACCTGCACCAGCATACAATGAGCTCATTTGTGCACGTAGCTCAAATCTAATTAAATCTAATAACATTTGATCAACTAGACCTTTAAAGTCTAATTTACCAGTTTTAACAAAATCAGCTAAAGCATCTGCCATACCTTGGAAACTATTTTCTACAATTTTGGAAAACCCAGTCATCTTGCTAGCTAACTGTTCAGTTAAATCAATTGCATTATTTCTTTGAGTATTAACAGCATCTAAAACGCTTTTTTGTCCTTTTAATTTATTAGTTTCTTCTTCTTGTTGTTTAATTAATTCTTTTGGATCAGTTCCTGCTAATTTTAAAGCATCAATTATTTTTTGTTTAGCGTCTAATTCAAGCTGTTTATTTTTAATTGATAATAGTTGTTGTTCATAATCTGCTTTTTGCTTAGTACGATCTATACTAGCTTTTTCTTCAGCAGCTTGAAAAGAGGTAACCAAACCTAATTGTGATCTATAATTTAGCTCATCTTCTTGTTGAGTTAATCTAGAATCATTAACAGATTTTGTATATCCTGCTATTTCAGCTTGATACTCTCGTTCACGTTTAGCAATTACTTCTTTACCATTAATAGCTGCAATACTATTATTAAGAATTAACAATTTTTCATCAGTTAAAGCTTTTTTAGTTACTGCTGCTTTGTCTTTTTCAGCTTGAATTAAAGCTTCTGTTCGTTTTTGTTCTTCTTCAAGTAATTTTGGTTTATCCTTATCCGTAGTATTCTTAGTAATTGCAAATTTACCTGCTAACTCGTTTAAAACATTAATATTCGCTTGAATAGTATTTTCTTCTTTTTTAGCTGTATTTCTTAAAATAGAGATATCAAGATCTTGTTTCTTTTTAGCTAATTCTTCATCATAAAAACCTAACAAAACTTGTTGGTTTGTTATTTCTGAAAGCGCAATATTATCAGATTTAATATCACTATCTAACTTTTTATTAGCTTGTATTGCTAGTTTAGAATAATTTTCAGCCATTGCTTGAATATTACTAGCTTGTTGTTGTCCTGCAATTTTTGCTAATTGAGCTTGCTTACCATATAATGTTGCAATATATCCAGACATTTGACCTGCAGCAGTTTGCATTAAGTCTTCTTCACCGGGATTAATTGAAGCATTCTTAAGTTTACGTATATTACCTAATGTGGGATTCTGAAGAATCTTTGATTTATTTTCATTAATTATAATATTTTTAGTAATCTCAGTTAGTTTGGTTTGAGCTTCTTTAAAAGCTTCTGATCCAGGAGCACTAGCAATTACTTTATCTGTTTGAGTTCTTAACTCACTTAGTAAATTGGATTTTTCTAAAGCAATAGTATTTCGTTCTTGTGCTTCTTTGGCAGCATATTGTGCATCAATTAGTTGCCTTTGAATAGAAAATTCTTGATCTCGCAAACCTTTTTCTAGCATTGCCGTATTAGCTCCGGCTCCGGATAATGCAGCTACATATCCTTTAGCAGCAGCAATACCGCCTTCTTGCATAGCATATTTTAACGAAGCTTCTAAATATGTAAAAGATGCTTGAAAAGTTGCAACTGAAAGTTTTTGGCTATACTTAGCCGCTACTTCTTGACCACGTTTTTCTACATCTGCTAAAATAGAATCTTGAGTTTTAACTGCTTGTTGTTGCCCTGCGGTATTTAAACCTTTATCTTTTAATCGCTGTAATTCTTTTCTAGCATCTAAAGCTTTTTCACGAGCAGTGCCTAGTGCTTCTGATATTTTATCAATTTCAATTTTAGCCTGGGTTAAATCTGCAGAAGTTTCTGCTGGCAACAGTGACAAAAATTTAGGATCATCAACTGCAGCTTTTAAAGCTAAAATACCATTTGTAGGGTCTTTTAAAGCTTGATTAATTTTATTACTATTAGCGATTAAATCTATACCAATTTTACCCAAAGGATCGTTAGGCGTAAGACTAGAAGTTAAAGCATCTACATCTTTTCCTGTTTGTTTTAATGATTCTTGTAATGCAGTTAAAGTAGAGGCATTATTATTAGCATCATGTGAAAAC